ATTCTATAGGAGAAAATAATGCAGATACCTTTTGGAGAGTGGCTACCTGATCAACCTAAACATTTGAATCCAGGTGCCAACGTAGCAACAAATGTATACTATGCATTAAATTCTTATAAAAGATTTCCTTCATTGGTAAACTATAGTTCTAATAATATTGGAGCTGATGCTAGAGGAGGAGGATCATTTAGAAATAATGCAGGATCTGTATTTAATTTTGTTGCAAAAAATACAGACATTTATCAGTTAGATGGTGGTACCTTTACTTCTAGAAAAGGATCTCTAACAGGTACAAATTCAGACTATTGGACATTTACTCAATTTGGTAATTATGTCATTGCAAGTAATGGTGTTGATGCACCTCAATATTATTTAATGGGAACATCAACTAACTTTGCTAATCTTTCAGCAATAGCTACATCAGGTAGCGTTCCAACATTTAGAGTTTCAGGAGTAATTAGGGATTTCCTAGTTACAGGTAATCAACCTACAAATCAGAATAGAATACAATGGTCAGGTATTAATGACATTACTACTTGGTTAGCAGGAAGTAAACAAGCTGATCAACAAGATCTACCAGGTTCAGGTGGTGAGATTGTACACATAACTTCAGGTGAATATGGATATGTATTTAGACAAAATCAGATTATCCGTATGGACTATGTAGGTGGTGCAACAGTATTTAGATTATCAGTTATATCTCCTAACAGAGGAGCTGTTTATGGTAAGACTGTAGCACAAGATAATAGACGAGTTTTCTTCTATGCAGATGACGGATTCTTTGAAATACAAGGAGATAATGTTGTTTCAATAGGAGCTGAAAAAGTTAATAGATTCTTTGATTTAGATTTAAACAAGGCATTTTCTGATAGAATATGTGCAGCTGTAGATCCATTTAATCAATTAGTTATGTGGCTTTATCCATCAGCACAAAATACAGCAAATACAACAGGTATTTGTGATAGAATTATTATATATAACTATGCTACTAAAAAATGGTCTCTAGCAGAAGCTAATGCTAGTTTTATATTTAGCCAGTTTGTAGGAGCTTATACAGTAGAGCTTATGGATATTATCTCTCAAAACCTTGAGAATATTAATGTAGCTTTAGATACTGATTTTTGGTCAGGTGGACAAAAGCTTTTAGGAGCTATAAATAACTCTTACCAAGCTGCAATTTTCAGTGGAACTGCTAATGAATCTGAGATAGAGACTTCAGAAGTTGAGATATTTCCTGGCCATAGAGCTTCTATTACAGGAGTAAGACCAATAGTAGATGCTCAGGCAACTGTAACTATTAAGACTAGAAATAGACTTGCAGATACAGAAACAGAATCTAGCTCGGCTTCTATGACAGATAGTGGTATCAATCCTGTAAGACAATCAGGAAGATACTTTAGAGCCAATGTAAAAGTACCTAGTGGTACAATATTTAATCATGGTCAAGGTATTGATGTAACTGCTGTTAAGTCAGGAATACGATGAAAGATTTTATATTAAATATAATAGAAAAATATTCTTCTAAGCTTAATGTATGGGCTTGGAACAAAAGATGGAATAAACGTGACAGACAAAACTGATATAGATAACGTAAGATATAGTTTTGAAACACAAGAGTTTTTTCAAAGACAAATTGAAGAAGCTATTAATACATTAATTAATGAAAAAAATACTGAGAACAATAAAGCATATGCTTGGTTTATAGGAGAGTAAATGGCAGGAGTTAAAGACTATAGTAGTACAGCTAGTAATAATACTTCAATAGGTGGAGTATCAGTCGCTGAAGGAATGTTACCTTCAAATATTAATAATGCGTTTAGAGCTGTAGCTGCTGATATTAGAGAATGGTTTAATGATTCACAATGGGTTGAATATGGTGATGGAGATGGTGCTTATACAGCAACATATGCTTCAGGCACATCTTTTACTATTTCAGGTGTTGATGTTACATCTATTTATCATGCAAATAGAAGAATTAAAATTACAGATACGGCTGCAACACTTTACGGAACAATAGCTAGTTCATCTTTTTCTACAAACACAACAGTTAATGTAACTTGGGATTCAGGTTCTTTGACATCAGGTGCATTAAACAATGTTTACATTGCAATACTTTCTCAGACAAATAATTCTATACCTGAAAATGTTATAGCTGCTGATAATTTAACTTCAGATTCAGTAACAACAGGAAAGATTACAGATGCTAATGTTACTGCTGCTAAACTAGCTACTAACTCAGTAGAAGCTGCTAAGATCAATACTAATGCAGTTACTGAAGCTAAAATAAATGCTGGTGCTGTAACAACAACTAAAATTGGTGCAGATGCAGTTACAGGTGCTAAGATTGCAGATGATAGTATTGATTCAGAACATATTGTAGATGGATCTATTGATACAGCTCATATAGGTGATAATCAAGTTACAGCTGCTAAAATAGCAGACGCAGCTATAGTTACAAACTCAGAACATTCAGCATCTACTCCTGATGATTCTACATTCTTTACTACATCAGCTTCTGATGCAAGATACTTTAGACAAGATTCAACAGAGACTATTTCATCAGGCGATACTTGGTCATCAGATAATAATAATATAGCAACAACAGCAGCTATTGATGCAAGAGTTATAGACTTAGTAGATGATGTAGGTGGATTTGTAGCTATTGCAAATGAAACAAGTTTCCCTGCAGCCAATCCTGATGTTAATGATGGTGCAGGTACAATAGTATCAATCAAAGAAATATCTACAACTAGAACTCCATCATCAGGAACAGTTACTATTGCTAATGGACAAGGATCAAATACAGTTACAATTAATAACTGTGGAACTACAGTTTTAACTGCTGGATTTGGTGTACTTGTAGAAACAACTACAACATTAAACACTTATAATTTTCACAGATTACAACCAAAAGCTACTGAAGTAACAACAGTAGCAGGAGTAGCTACAGAAATAGGTAGATTAGGTACAGCTGATGCAGTATCAGATATGAATACTTTAGGTACAGCAGATGTTGTATCTGATATGAATACTCTTGCTGATATAACAGGATTAGATACTTTAGCATCAAACTCGGCTAATGTAACAACAGTTGCTAATAATATTTCAGGAGTAAATAGTTTTGCTGAAAGATATAGAGTAGAATCATCAGCACCTACAACTTCGTTAGATGTTGGTGACCTATATTTCGATACTACTGCTAATGAATTAAAAGTTTACAAATCATCAGGATGGGCAGCTGCTGGATCATCAGTAAATGGAACTTCTGCTAGATTTAAATACACAGCTTCAGGTGGTCAAACAACATTTACAGGTGCAGACGATAGCGGAAATACATTAGCTTATGATGCAGGATATATAGATGTTTATCTTAATGGTGTTAAATTAGTTAATGGCACAGACGTAACTGTTACTTCAGGTACATCTGTTGTATTAGCTTCAGGTGCAACTGCTAGTGATATTATAGACATTGTTGCTTATGGAACATTTAATGTTGCAGCAATTGATGCATCAAATATTTCATCAGGTACAGTTAATGACGCAAGATTACCTACAACAATGGCAGGTAAAACATTAACTGGTGCAACTGTTACAACTGTTTATAATGGATTAGTTGCTGGTGGTGATGGTGGTTCTAATGATGGTCAAATACAATTAAACTGCTCACAAAATTCACATGGTGTAAAAATTAAAGCTCCTCCACATAGCGCAGCTCAATCTTACACATTAACTTTACCATCAAGTATTACTAATGGATATTTTTTAAAAACAGATGGATCAGGAAATTTATCTTTTGCAGAAGTTACTGCAGGAAACTTAACAACTGCAGGCGATACATTTTCTAACTACAATACGATTTCAAGTAACACTACTATTACTACATCAAGCACAGCTAATAAAATGTTGATTGGCGATATTAGTATAACTGGAAGTGCCATACTCACAATAGATGGGAATGGCTCACTATCAATAGTCTAATAATAAAAAGGAGTTAATATGACTAGTAAATTAAAAGTGGACCAGCTCGAAGGAAACTCAGGATCAACGATCACTGTTCCTACTGGTCAAACATTAACAATAACTGACGGAATGAACGTCAGTAATTTAACAGGTACTTTACCTGTAACAAAAGGTGGAACAGGCTTATCAAGCTTGGGTTCTGCTGGACAAGCACTTAAAGTAAATACAGCTGGAAATGCTTTAGAGTTTGGAAGCGCAGGTGGTTTAGTATCAACTGGATTTAATGATGACACAACTAATAACACTATAACTGCAACATCATTTACTGAAGTAACTGGTGCTGCTTTTAACGTAGCAATGACATCAGGTCAAAAAATTCATTTATTTCCAAAACTTCATGGTTATCAAAATTATTTTGATAATACAGATAACATGAGTATGTTTGTAACTGAAAGTGGTGCATCAGAAGTAAATATATTAACTACTGGTACTGGTAGTGGTGGTATGGGATTAACTAGATCAGCATATCAAAGATATTGGCATGCAACTGCATATGACCACAGTTTATCATCTTTAGATGGTTGGTTCACTTGGACAGCACAAACAACAGGAACGCACTCTTTTACAATAAAAGTTTTTGGTGGTTCTAGCAATGATATGAGATGTACAGGAACAACTGTTTGGTACATGATAACATCAGTATAATTAGGAGGTAAAAATATATGGCAATAACACACAGTCAAGCAATTTTAGCAATCAATTCTAACGCTGAATTTAAATATATTAATGATGATATTAGTACAATTAATTGGCTTAATGGAACAACACCAATAAGTGTTGCTGATATTGAGGCAAAGAAAACAGAATTAGAAACTGCTGAAAATAATAAAGAAAATCTAAAGTCAAGTGCAAAAGCTAAATTAGTAGCTGGCGAGGCATTAACTGAGGATGAGGCTAACACAATAGTTGTCTAATAAATAGGAGTAATAAAAGTCGTATGACTAAAGCAAGAGATCTAGCAAACTTTGTATCAGGGACTAATAGTTCTATAGGCACATCACAGATTGATGATGATGCAGTAACTAATGCTAAGATAGCAAACGAATCAATTACAAT